GTTTACGATGATGCCCGATGGTTTGGCGTATGTACGAGAAGGAGACAAAATATTTGCCTCCTCTGTGGGAAACCCCGAAGGCGCAGCTGGCTTAGCTTCTTTCGCTGATGATCGGCTGGAAGATGTCATTGAAGCCGCCGAGGAATGCCCTGGCGAATGTATTTTCATTGAACCTTAAACTCACAAACAAAAGCAGGTAAGTTCACTACCTAGTGCTTTCGTGCCACACATGATAAAATTGAGTGTGCATAACGATTATGATATGTGGTCAATTGCTGACCATGACCACCTCTGGGTGTTTGACAAGCTGATTGTAGCAAAGAAAGCTGGGCATGTGTGTGGACCAAGGGGTATGCCCGTTCCCAAGCCCGACTTTTACATGGTGAGACCAATCTCCAACTTTGAGGGCATGGGTATAGGAGCTCGCAAGGTCTGGTTAGACTTCTGCACTCTTGAACTGCATCCTGGAGAGTTCTGGTGTGAGTTCTTCACGGGCGATCACATTAGCGTTGATTACCACCTGTACAAGCCTGTGTTGACTGTTAAAGGTACTCCACACCCGAATGCACCTCATTCAAAATTTATAAAATGGGAGAAGCTAGAAACATCTATTCCGCAACCTGCGATGTTGGGTAAGATACCACTCTTTTACAAAACAATCAACTGTGAATTTATCGGGGGTAAACTTATTGAGATACATCTGCGAGGCAACCCCGACTTTGTGTACGGTAATAACATTGCAATACCCGTGTGGGAAGGAGAAGAGATCAACCCCCCACAATCCATGAGGTTTGTTGAAGCTGAAGATACCAATAGGCTTGGGTTCTATATAGACAGTTAATCGTGATATAATATATCATGTACGAATATAGAATTAAGAAGGTTTTGAAAGTTGTTGACGGAGATACCATTGATGTGGACATTGATCTGGGGTTTAATATCTCCTATACCCAAAGAGTTAGACTGGCGGGAATTGATACCCCTGAATCTCGCACAAAAGACGCACGAGAGAAGGCATTGGGGCTTGAGGTAAAAGACAAGCTGAAGAAAGCAATTGACGCTGCCAAAGATGTAGTCGTGAAGACCGAACTCCCCGATAGCTCTGAAAAGTACGGGCGTATCTTGGGTTGGGTATATCTTGATGGCGCTGCCAAGTCAATCAATGAACAACTCATTGATGAGGGTTATGCTTGGGGATACATGGGTGAAACCAAAGTCAAAGACTTTGACGCACTCCTGGCAAAGCGAAACAAATAAAACCCTTTAAACCCTTTAAACATCTAGTATTTTCGGAGCCCACATTTTAGAGCCCGATTTATTCATCAAATGATTTACGGAAATTGATCCATGCATCACGATTGGACATTCTGCGAATTCGGGATTGTCTTGTGAAGTAGGCACTTCCTCTAACAACAATAAACCCGACCCATATCATAAGTAAGTATTTCATTTGCCTCCTTGAAAATCAATATTGATAACCATTCTGAATGGAGAACGAACTGGGTTTGAAGCGGCATGAATGTTGTTACCATCAAAGATAATAGCTCGCCCTGGTTTTGGATACACAGTGTCCTGAAGTTCATAAGAGTCATTAAAGAAATAAGTTGGTCCATCTGAATCGTTTATGTAATACAGAAGAACTTTGTGATCAACGGGGTCTCCGTTGTCGTACTGCAAATCAATATGAGGGACTTGAGATTCATACTTCATCATTGGGGGGTATGGAGAAGTCACATTTACCTTAGCCCGCAAAAGATTAATGTTGCCAAACCTATCTACCAGATTACCGACAAGCTTGCCGATTGCAGGCAGGTGACTAGAGGCGATATCTGATTCAGACTCATACAGGTGATGTGACATTTGCATTGGTGCATGATTCCACTTTTCACCCTCGTGATAGATATGGCTGCGGTAGAACCGATAAGGAACTTGAGGGTCGGTGAAGTATTCATACAGATACCCCTGTTCTTTTATAGGTACATAATTATCAATAATTAACATGGCTGGCGAGGTAGGGTTTGAACCTACGACCCAGGGATTAACAGTCCCTTGCTCTGCCAACTGAGCTACTCGCCATTGTATTACTTAATTAACAGTATAGCAATTGTAATTGCATGAAGTGTGAAATACACTGCATGAGTAATTTTATCTTGTTTAGACATTCTTAATCACCTCAAATCTAAATTCTATTTGCGGATGGGTGTTGTGTTGAGCAATATTGTTTTCACCGATAGTAGTGATGTTATAACCAAGAGATTCAACAAACTTAATAAGCTCTTTTCTCCTATCCTCATACCAGGGCTTATAAGTCCAAGCTTCAAAAATAATCGGAGGAAAGTTGTTATCTTCAATTGTTTTTAATGCCCCCTTAAGAACTTCCATCTCAAGACCTTCAACATCAATTTTTATCAATCTAACATTTTTAAAAGATTGCTCATCAAGAATTTTAATTTCAATCTCTTCCATCAATCCTTTAGTTGTACATTCATAATTATTCTCACGAGTTTGTTCATCAAGGCTAAACGCACCAACATTTGTTTCAGTGGCATAGTCTGGCATTATTACCATAAACTTATCATTGCGATCTGATATACCATAGTTATGACAAACAACATTATGCAGAGCATTAATTAAAACATTTGAACATAGCTGATAAAAAATAATTCTTTGCGGCTCAAAAGAGTGAAAAGTTACATTAGGAAATTTCTGGGCGAGAGGAACCGAGTAGCTTCCTAAGTTAGCTCCGATATCCAGTACAGAACCACCAAAGGTGTTCACAAGAAACCTTTCTGAGATAGTTTCCAGATGCCCTTCCCAGCCATTACCATTTCTGATTCCATTTGAAACCACATCTGGTTTATCAAACAATAAAAACTGAGTTTCGTTTCTCTTTACGATCACGCAGTTTGGAATCATTTATTTTTTCTTCCTTACTGCTTTTTTAGCAACTCTTGGCTTAGTTGTTTTTGCCCTTGGCATGTCGGGTGTAGGCATCCATTTACCAAGCGACTCAGATATTGCATCAATGATTCTTTCAATTTCATAATCAACAACTGATATTGTTGCTTTATGAATAGCTTTACCTTTTTGATCATCTTCTTCTGGCTTAAGGATTTCATGAACAACTTCTGATATATGACTCATGTGACAATGAAGAAGTTCATGAACCATCGTTGCACGAATATCTTCAGGCGTATCTTTACGAAAATCTTTATGTAAATAAATTGTTGCAAGATTCTGAGCATGTATAACTTCTGTTTCACCTAAAGCATCAACATTGCATGGCTTAGAACTCATGTGAATTGTCCAATGAGAAAGACCCATCATGTTTTTAAGCTTATTCGCATATCTCTGAATCCAGGGATCAATTGGTTGCACAAGTGGAGTGTTTTTACTCATTAGTGTCCACCGTTAAAACCATTCATATTTTCCATAACAAGCATTCTCTCGGCTTCATCAGAAAAAAGACGAACTGCATAAATACATGGGTCACTACCCTCTTCCCATTCTAAATCTTCATCATGAGTTGTTGGAATGCCATCATGAGTTGAACATACTGGTCTGCTGATCCAACCGTTGTTTATCCCAGTATTAATCCATTGTTCAAAATTCACTTCCATTGTTCCAAGAAATGGATTAAAATTTTTTTCTGTGTCATTAAAATTATTTGTCATCACTGTCCTCTTTGTATTTATTTATTACAGTATATCCAGTTTCTGGACATAAGTTGGTATCTGTAATAGAATCTATTTCTTTTCTTACAACTACTCTTTTCAACCACCGATCTGATCCGTCATATCTTGCGCTAAATGATGTTCTACCATGAACAGTTGTTGCGTTGTCAATTATAATTAGATCACCAGTGTTTAAAAAAACTGTTTGTTTATTTCTTTCAATAGCTTTATTAAAAACATCCAAAGCCATTTGCGCTTCTTCTGTTATTCCCTTCATAACGGTTCTATCATATTTCATTTTGTATTGACCATTTGAATCAGCAGTTAGAACTGGAAGTCTTACAAATGTATCTTCTTCCCCATTTAGTCTAAAGCTCTCATCAACAGATGTTTCAAACAAATCTTTCTTTAAAATATTAACAACCCCAATATGTATATCTTTCAATACATCAGATAAAAGAGCATATGTTGTTCCAGCATTTTCATCTCCACGCAAACACAGCAATAGCAGGTAGTCTGGGAGATGCGGATGAAAAGCAGCTTCTGTGTGAAGCTCTAGCGTAGCTTTTGATGATGATGATATTTGATCTTCTGCTGATTTTTTAATCGGAAAAATATTTTGAACAATTTTCCCATTTTGCTCCTGAAGGTACCCAACAGGATGCCCGTATCTTTTCGCATAGGAAAGGATTACTTCGTCAGCTTCATCTGTGCTTGGAATTGTTGATAAGCTAAAAGGTGTTGATGGAATATCGCCAATATTTAAATCTTTAAATAAAATCATAAATCACCCATTGGTAACAAGAACTCTTCACGAATCCACATTATTGCAATCGCAGCGTAGCCGCCAATATCAAGCAATGTATCATAAATGCTTTCATTTGATACTGCATTAGTTACTCCTTTTGGTTTTGACAGAAGATTTTCTAATCTCGCAACCTTGTCGTGTAGTCTGATGGTAAGACCATTTAGCCCAAATCTTTCAATATTTTTTGGACCATAGTCTTTTTGTTTCTTAATCAAAGTAGATGTGAGCATTTCTTTATTCAACTCAATACCATTTACTTTGCAATAATGTAGAGCGACAGCACCAATCATTGACCATAGCCAACTATGGTACTGTCGGCAATACATCAGCTTATCATCATTCTCTCCTGGGTAATAATGTGGATCACTCTCCCATGCCTTACTATCAATGCACCAGTCAATAATATTTTTGATATTACTGATGTGGTCATTTGATAGCTCAATGTTTAAACCATCCCAATAAAAATTACTCATTCGTGATTTTTGAGAAGTACCGCACTCAAGGGTCATGCCAGTTATATCAAACCTATCTACGAACCAAAACAAATCCTTTACGGCTTCTTCCGCACAGAATTCCCATGATTTCATATTTCGCACAACCACTTGCTTCTCCATAATTAACTATTTGCTCTTTCTACTTTTGGATCTACAATTTCAAAATGTCCACGCTTTACTTTCTTAAAGTAACCACGATTAGCATTGTAAAAATT